CCCTAATGTCCTTGATTGAAATTTTAACATCTTGTTGCACGCCTTCACGAGTTAAACGACCTACCAGACGGAAAAGTTTTTCCATACTAGCGGGACTGTAATTGGCAAAATCAGTAGTTATATCTTGAGAAATAAACCACCCCGTTTTAGCAACCACTCCTTGGCCGCTGTTGATTTTAGAGGAGCTAAATTTAAAATCTCCACCACTTACGCCCTCATTAGGCGTACTCAAGGGTATAATGGCACCAAAAAGCCTCTCTTTGCTTGTAGTGGTGTCGTAAACTTTATCGTTTACTTCCCCTTCAAATGTTTCACCTAACCAATAATTTAAGGCATCTTGAGTAATAGTACTATTAGTTAACGTTGGATTTGTATTAAATCTCTTTCTCACGAACCGCGCAGATGTCTCGCTAAAGTTAAAAGAGCTTTCTGCGACTTTTGTGGCCCCATCTGAAGTGATTTTTACCTTAAAGGTGCCGTCTTCCACTGGTCTAAGGAAAATATTTGATCCGCTTAGCGGGCCAGTAGTACCCAAGGTGGTCCCCGAAAGCTCTACCGTTCCATTGTTTAAATACCAAACTGCCCCAAGAGTACCAGTAAGAGCGCCGGCTTCCAGCGACGCTGTGAAGGCTGTGTCTGCATTGAGTATTCCCGATTTTGATCCGGTTATTGCAAACGATGCATCCGTCGAGGGCCCTTTAATACTGGCGTAGCTATCAACATTTGCAAATGTAATAGTCACGATACCGTCGCTTTCGTCGGCGCTGATGCCATAACCAGAGCCGGCGAGATTAAGTGCTTCTTTAAAGTTTCCGGCCGCGCTCGATTGTGTGAGAAACCCGGTAGCCGAATATTCGGAGTTAGTTGCTCCGCCGGGAGTGAGCACGGCGCAGCCGGTGAGCTGGAAATCAATGGACGTTCCGCGGGTGTCCTGATCGCCCCAGACAATTCCTGAACCAGTAGACGCAAAAGATGCGGTAACTCGGACAACTGCGTCGGTGAAGACCGGGTCAATGTTCATTTCTAGAGTTGGATGCTGTCCTACAAAAAGTCCAAAAGCGCCGCCGTTTGTAGATCCCACCGTGGTTAAATCTGTGCTAGTAGTTTTCCAGCCAGCGTAGGCTGCTCCGCCGGCAGTAGCGTCTTTGTTGGTATCGCCAACTAATCTAACGATATTTACAGGAGAGTTGTTTCTTAACCAAGCTTGTGCCGCATAAGCTGCGTACGTAGGAGCGGTAAAATTACCATCACGAAACACATCGCCTCCCAGCCCACCCGGCATTGGTTTTCCAAACGTTTGCACAAATTCTTCAAATGAATTAATTTGAATCGGCTTAAGAGCCGGACCTTTTTCAAATCTACCAATCAAAGCTGGTCCAACATCTGCAGGCAATGCCGGCAGCTGAGATTGATCAACTTCATTGATAAAAATTCCAGGTGAAATAAATTTAAATTTTCTTGAAGACATAAATAAGCTCTCCTTTTATATCAATATAGCGGTTTATATTCACTTATAAATAGTTTTATAAATCTCAAAATGCTCACTGACTTTGTTAATCACGATAAAAGCCGCTGGCGGGATCAAATTGCTGAATGTCTCCAACAATAACTCTCTCTCTCGGTATTTTAACTTCAACAGCATTTTGTCTTTTAACCACTTTAGGACGTATCTGATTATCACCCTCACCCATTAAATATCCTAAAACACTAAACAGAATGACAGTAACATAAACCCTTTCTGAGTCAGTAAAATCTGCAGAATTATTTTGAGCTGTATAAGTACCTGCTAAAAAAGCTTCATAGGAATGATCGTCATTAAAAATTTTAAAAGCTTTTGAAAAGTCTCCAATAGTCATAAACGGTTGTACTAATTGATTCATTTGCTGAATATAGCTCGTTCTTATTGTCACCGTATAGCTCGTGGTAATCGACACTGGCCGCGGCACATAATAACTTACTGTTACTATCTTTTTGTTGTCTTTTGTGGGATAATAGGCTTGTCCACCAGGGGTTCTCCGAACTCCATTTGTGTTTTTTATGTTATCGGCTACTAAAAAATTATTTGTTTTATCTTGAACTATCTGTCTATTAAGTTTTATATAGCTGCCGTGGATGGGATCAACAAAAAAGGGTGTAGGGCCAAAATAACTCGTTGAGCGTGTAGCAATATTTTTATCAACGGATCCTCTTTCAATACTAATAATTGGTAATTCTAACGTTCCGTCGCTATCGCGGCCATCTGCTGATTTCTTAGATAAAAAAGAACGTTCAGCCGACGCAAACACCACAGGAACTTTTTTAGAACCCGCACTTGTTAATGCAAAAAGATTCATTTGTTCATCAAGAAATCTATACATAGCTGTATCTATATTTTCTATATTCGAAGGCTTAATAAAAACGTCGCTATATTCATCTTTACTGGGCATTAAATACTCCTTGTCGAGCTTTCACACATTTAGCTTCGACTTCCATTTTATGTTCAATTTGGCCAAATATCTCGCGCGGCTCATTAAGGGTTGTTATTTCATAATAAGTCTTATCATATAAAACAAAATCCCCTTCTCTCACAAACAAATCTTGATCTTCAGTGAGTCTACGCTTATGAAAATTTACTGTAATGCTTGGTTTTTTGTCAATACCTAAATTAGTAGTTTTAGTTACAAAACCTTGCCATGTAATTAAAGCATAAATTCTAATGGGGGGATAAAATGATTTTTCGATAGCTTCCCCATAAATTGGATGAAAATCAGTTTCCTGCAAACTTATAGCATAATACAATAAATCTTGACCAATAACTCTTTCAATTAGTTCATCATTAACTTGCTTAACCAGATCACGTTCTTTTTTTCCCAAAAATAGAGGGGGAGGAGGCGATGCTGGCTGGGACCATTTGTTTTGAGTAGCCATTTATTGATTATCCTGTGTAAATTAAATGTGGCATTTTTTGTTGTATTTTATTAATCGCTTCTCCAAGCTCCGCGTCTTTCGCAGAAAGTTTAGCATAAGTGAGTTCATCAAATATTGTTTTTAGTTCTTCTCGTAATTTTTCTTGTTCAGCAGCTGCTTGGCTTAAGAGACCAGCGCCGTTTAAAGTCACGCTTGCGCCGGGGATTGGAATTGTAGCAAACTTAGATCTCAAATTGCCCAATATTTCTTTACATAGGGCCAAAGTAAAGCGTCTAATCCATTGTTTCCCAATAGAATTAATTTTTTGGTATGGTATGTTTTCAAACGGGAGAGTATTAATATTATTAATCCCCTCAAGGCCACTCTCGGCGCCGGAATCATCTTCCCATGGCGTACTAGAATCTACAAAAAACTCTACCCACATCTTTTTAGGATAATCCGATGGAGGCTGTGGAAATATTCTTAATTTGTTGTTCTTAATCTCATATGAATATTGACTATTTCTAGTATAAATTGCATCTTCAAAAGCCATGGCTTGAGCCTTGTTTTGCCACACAGGTATGAGCTGAAAAGTACTGTCGTCCGTATATTGACCATACATTGCTAAGTTTCCTACAACATTAAGGCCTCCATAATAACCAAAAAATCTCCACATAGCATGAGGAGTTTTATAAAAAACCCTGGTTATGTTAACACGTTTGTCTCCAACTGGATTTGTACTGCCAAATTTCCCATCAGTCGCTGACGAAGATATTATCTGCTGCAAATCATAATCTTGTTTCCCATTAGAAATGTCAAAACTTGCTGAATATATAGGAGTTTCGCCATCAAAACCCGCTTCGGCAGTGTACCCGCGGCCGACGCGGCGAGCATACAGAAATCTTGGCTTTGGCAGTTTTAAACTAATATCTTTTCCATCTAAATCGTCACCCGACTGTATTTGTCCTTCTTCATCAAAAGAACCGGTTGTGGCTCCTAAATAATCCGACAAACTATTTTTTGCTTGATGAATATTAAGGAGATAAGAATATTCTAAAACGGCTTCTTGATAGGCAGAAAAAACTTGTTCTTTAGTCAACTCTATATCAAGTACATCGCCACCTAATTTATTGTAGGTGTAGGCTACTTGGTCCGCAGCTCCAGATAAAAAATACTGATCACTAGTATAGACAGAAAAAGGAAAAGTAGCTGACGCAGCGTCACTAGGCAAGCTCGAAGATGGTAATATTACCGCGCTGGTATTCGAAGTTGGAGTTAGGGTGGGTGTTGCCATTTAAATGTCTCCTCCCTATAATTAGTAAAGGAATCATTAAACAGCAAATCATCGCTAATCAGTCTTAGTTATTTTTTTACCCCCAAAATCCACCGGTTTTTTTGGTCTTTTTGGTCTTTTTAGTCTTTTTAGGTGTAGTTTTTGGCTCTTTAACTTCAACTGTTTTAACTTCAACTGTTTTAACTTCAACAACCGCCACGGACGCCTTCTTCTTTTCTCGTAGTCTCATTCTCTTATAAGGTTTTCCCATTTTAGATCCTCCTTCCCTAATTAGTATTTAAAATTTAAAATCTCAAAAAATTGGCAGCGCCTAATTTTCGACATATGCAGTTTTTACATATCAAAATGTTTTTTACAAAAATAAAAAAACCCTGAATCTCAAAAGAAATTCAGGGTTTAAAAATAACCTAAATTAGTTTATTTTAGCCGCCAGTTTCGCCCAAGAGACCACGAACAATAACTAAACCATACATATCAGGTCTAACCATTTTCTTCGCGTAACGAGTCATGACGCCCTTACGTGGCACGAAGTCTTCCGTACCAAAAATGGTAGGAGTGACCTGTAGTGGAACATAAGGAGCATATACATAACCGCTCTCTAGGAAGCTGCTCCCCTTGCGCCCAATCAACAAAAGGTTACGCGGGAAGTAAGGATCAATATAAACCTCAAAACGCTTATTGATTGAACCTACATTCTGGGTACCAGCAACCCCCTTATTATCATCCACCGTGACATTAGCGCGGAATCCTGAAGTCATTTCTAAAATAGAAGCCACCTCGGGAGACGTAACAAGGAAGTTCGCTCCTCCACGCAAAGTCTTTCTGTGAATCTGAGCTGATACATCATTAACAGTCTCTAATAGAGTCTCATACCACTCAGAAACCGTACCGGTGAAATCAGGCGCTTTAGCGCTTGCTCCAACTTCGGCGCCGGTGTCGCGCTCGACAAAGAGGCCCGGGCTACGTGACCACCAATAAGTGGATGCCGTTGCTCCGCGGACAAGATCTTCAACAATTTCACGATCAATTTCTAGAGCAATCTGCTCTGAGAGAATCGAAGTAAGCTCAACTTCTGCGTCAAGGTTGTGATAAGCGTTAAGATCCTGACCAAGTTCTGGCGTCCACTTAGCTTTAAGTTTCTTGGTAACAGCTGTGACACTCACAGAATCAACTTTTAAGTTAATCTCGGGAATCTCTGTGTTGTTCTCAAGACCCCAAGCGGTTTGACCCACCACTGATCCGGTTGCATTGCCGGGTGCGAAAGCGTCAGTCATCACATACGAGTTATCCCAAGTGGTCTCTCCAGCCAGAGTATTCGCTGCACCGGTGTCGCTACTAGCAGTAGCAGCAAAAACAACAAAAACGTCGCCAACTGCTGAATTTGCAGTACCACCAACCGAGCGACTTAACTGAGTTAGACGTCGTAGTTGATAAGAAGCGTTCGAGCCCTCCCCGACAGTTAATGAAACCAAATCTTCTTTGGCAAAATCACTAGGCAATCCACCCTTCTGAATACAGAACACGGTAGAACCCGAGACCAAATCTGGATCATACTGCAGAATTTCGTTAACGAAATTGTTTTGCACAGTTGTCATACTACCTGCTCCGCCAAAACCAGCATCATCTCCACCATAAGTACTAAGATTTAAATAAGTCCCTGAAAACAGGGAAGTAATACCATCCAGCTGAGTTGAACCAGTGGGCGAAGAATAACCATTAGTTAGGTTATAAAACTGGCCAGCGTTGGTTCCAACGTTTCCGGCCAAATCAACACCACCAGTAATCTCCGCGGCGACCTTGTTGCCGCCATAAAGTGATGTTGCAGTACCAAATCCTAAACGATCACTGCTGGCTGGGGCATTACCCGTACCGCCAAAGGTAAAGTCTAGGAAGAAAATGAGACCTGATGGAAGGCTCATTGGTTGTACGCTAACAAGCTCGTTAGCAATTAAACTACCGAAAACACGACGAACGATAGGGAACGCAACAGCTGCGAAACCCTCAACATCCCCACCGGCCATTGTCGAAGCAGCCTCTCGAAGAAGCTCCTTAGCCTGGTTTTCAAGTAGACGGGCCATATTATTACGACTGACGTCACCGCCCATACCTTCAAGAAGACCTGTTCTCTCCCACTTATCTAGGAGAGCAGCACCTTCCTTACGCATGTCACGGTTAATGACACCCTCTGTAAGTTTTTGTAAAATAGACATTTGTTTTATCTCCTTATAATGTTTCAATACAAATTAGTTTTTAAGTCCTGCGAGGCGT